CAAGTATTAGTTGCAAGACAAACAAATAATGCTGCTTCTGCTCCCACAAGAACATATAGTGTTGTAAGTAATCAATTAAAATTAGTAATGGGTTCTGGTTCATTTAATGTAAATGTAAAATCTGAAGCAATGGGCTTTCCATTTTAAAATAGAATTATTAAAAAATAAATAATTAACTTAGTAAAAAATTAAATTATGGCAAATTTTTATAAATGGACAATAAATCAAATGAACGCCCGTATTGAAGAAGATGGGAATCAAAATGTCATATTTACTGTACACTGGACATATACTGCACAAGATGATAAAGATGCAAAATATACCGCTAGTCAAATAGGAACTTACTCTTTACAATACGATCCTTCAACACCATTTATACCTTATGCAGATGATGAGGCATTTGAAAATATTGTTATTGGATGGTTAAAAGACGGTTTGCCTGTTGCTGATATGGAAGCAAATTTATCTAAACAAATAGATTTAGAAAAAAAACCTATTGATGAAGATTTATACTTCACATGGGACAATCCACCATTACCACCTATTGAAGAATAATATTATTTTACTATATTTGTTTTTTATAACTTAAATTAAATTAAATACAATGGCAAAAAAAATTACAGAAGAAGAATTAAAAAGACTTCAAGGCATGAATGCTGAGTTTACAAAAACTAAACTAGCACTCGCAGATTCATTACTTCAACAAAAAGAATTAATGGTTCAAATGGACAACTTAAGATCTGCATTTAAAGTAGATGAAAAAAATCTAATGGAGGCTTACGGAAAAGATGTTTCAATAGATTTAGCAACTGGAGAAATAAAAGAAAACGTAGAAGAGGCACAAACCGTAGAAGAATAAAAAATGGCAAGAATAAGTAACACTAGCGTTTATCCAAATATTAATCCTGTATTATCAGATTACTTTGTATTGACTGATGCTAATGATGACTTAGCTACTAAAACTTGTACACTAGAGTCTTTACAACAACTTTATAATGTAGATGTTGTTTCAAAATCTATAACAGTTTCTCCACTTTATCTAAATGTTTTAGCAACTCAAGATTTTGAAATACTTCCTGCTCCTGGTTCTGCATATGTATATGACATACAAAGAATTTTAGTTTTTATGGACCCAGGCTCAACGGAGTATGATTTTGCATCAGTCACTCCATGTTTTGATATGGGTAGTATAGCCGCAGGTTGCATTTCTTTAGCAACTCTGAATTCTACTACTGATTATGTTGCTTCCGTTTACACTGGAGGTGGTGCATCTCAAATTCCTATCAATACAGCGGTGGTTTTGTCTAAAGGTGGCAGTAATCCTACACAAGGTAATGGAACTCTATATGTTAATATTACTTACAGAAAATTAAAGTTAAATTCAACCTTCTAGTCAAATGGACATCCGTAAGATTTCCATAGGAGCAGATTACAAGTCTGGTGCCATGCATTATATTGTAGGGCAGAATGTTTTAGGAGGCTCTTATATTATTCATTTAATTCAACACGATGCAAATTCTAATTCATTTAAAATATGGATAGAAAAGAATCAAGAATTAATTATGTGGAAGGAGTTTAAAAACACAATGCCTATTTCTGTAGAATATAATCTAAACTTTTAATGCAGTCACCACATTCTTTCATAGTTCGACCAGTAAAAGGGAGAAGGTATGATAATATAAAAGACATTGGCGGTATTGACTTTATAACCAGTGTTTCTAAAGAAGACCATAAAGCATCTAATAGACATGCAGAAGTTGTGTCTACACCAGTAAATTATTCTGGAGATATAAAAAAAGGAGATATACTTTTAGTTCATCACAATGTTTTTAAATTTTATTTTGACATGAAGGGTAGAGAAAAAAGTGGTAAAAGTTTTTTTAAAGATGATTTATTTTTTATTGACAATGATCAGTTTTTTTTATATAACAAAAAAGGTAAATGGTATGGTCATGACAAATATTGTTTTATAAAACCTGTTCCTAAAAAAGATTATTACTTAAAAGGCATTGGTGTTAAGGAAGAACCCTTACATGGTGTAATAAAATACTCAAACAAACAATTAGAACAATTAGGTGTTAGTGAAGGGGATGAAGTCTGTTTTACTCCTGATAGTGAATATGAGTTTTATGTTGATGATGAAAAATTATATCGTATGTTTACTAATAACATAGCATTAACATTATGATGGATAGTAAAAAAATAAAAGAAGAAATAATAAAGGCTGGTGAAAAAGCAGTTATACAATTAATTAAAGTAGCAAAAGAAGATATTATTAAATACGATAAAGATGATGAGTTGGCAGCTGACAGATTGAAAAATGCAGCCGCTACAAAAAAACTTGCTATCTTTGATGCATTCGAGATATTAAAAAGAATTGAAGATGAAAAGCAATTAATAGATGGAATTGACATAGTAAAAAATAATACACCTAAAGGATTTGCAGAATCAAGATCAAAATAGTTTATATAGAAAATTGTACAAAATTGTGCCAAACAATGTTATGGCAACAAAAAACAGAGCTCGTACATGGCTATATGGCTATAATCCTAAATATGATTTTGTAGTTATTTCTAAAACTGGGCAAATTGACCAAATAATAAATATAAATGGTTTAAATATAGCCTTACCTAAACCTCCCGCGCGCGTGCACACGCGAGACAAAAAAAATAAAGAACAGTACTGGGAGCCACATGTTTTACCTAAAGAATTAAAAAAAATTCAATCTATATTTCATTGGCACGAAACCCCACCACAATTTAAAAATAAATGGGTAGATTATATTGAACAAGAGTTTGATAGAAGAGATGAAGGTTTTTGGTTTATGAATAATGGGGAGCCAACTTATATAACTGGCACTCATTATATGTATCTGCAATGGACAAAAATTGATGTTGGTCATCCAGATTTTAGAGAGGCAAATAGATTGTTCTATATTTTTTGGGAAGCATCTAAAGCTGACAAAAGAAGTTTTGGTATGTGTTATTTAAAAATAAGACGTTCTGGATTTTCTTTTATGAGTTCATGTGAAGGTGTTAACACTGCAACAATTACTAAAGATTCTAGAATAGGTATATTGTCTAAAACTGGTGCCGATGCAAAAAAAATGTTTACAGATAAAATAGTTCCAATATCAAACAACTATCCTTTCTTTTTTAAACCTATTCAAGACGGTATGGATAAGCCTAAAACTGAATTAGCTTATAGAGTTCCAGCATCTAAGATTACTAAAAAAAATATGTATGTTATAGATGAGGAAGAGCTAGAAGGATTAGACACTACAATTGACTGGAAGAATACATCTGACAACAGTTATGATGGAGAGAAGCTACAGTTATTATTACACGATGAAAGTGGTAAATGGGAAAGACCAGAAAATATATTAAACAACTGGCGTGTAACTAAAACATGTTTAAGGTTAGGTAGTAAGGTTATTGGTAAGTGTATGATGGGCTCTACCTCTAATGCTCTAGATAAAGGAGGTGCAAATTTTAAATCTTTATATGAAGATTCTGATTGTATGAAAAGAAATTCTAACGGACAAACAAAAAGTGGTTTGTATAATCTGTTTGTACCTATGGAATGGAATATGGAGGGGTTTATAGATAGACATGGAATGCCAGTGTTGAAAAACCCACAAGAACCTATTATGGGTATTGATGGTGAATTAATATATCAAGGTGCAATTAATTATTGGGAGAATGAAGTAGAGTCATTGAAAAATGATCCTGATGCATTGAATGAGTTTTATAGACAATTTCCAAGATCAGAATCACATGCATTCAGAGATGAAAGCAAACAGTCATTGTTTAATTTAACTAAAATATATCAACAAATAGATTATAATGACTCACTCATAATGCAACACCATGTAACTCAAGGTGGATTTCATTGGAAAGATGGAATTAAAGATTCTAAGGTAATATGGAGCCCAAATAAAAGAGGAAGATTTTTTGTAACTTACATTCCAAAGGCTTCGCTTCAAAATAAAGTTATAGAAAGAGGAGGGCAGAAACGACCGGGAAATGAACATCTTGGCTCGTTTGGTTGTGACTCTTATGATATTTCTGGAGTAGTTGTTGGGAAAGGTTCTA